ATTTTAGACCAGACAATAGAGCCTTCCCTGTCAGGTCAAAACGTAGGCGATGGCTTATTACTGCTCAAGCCAAGATATGGTAAGGACGCAACTGGCGTTATAGACCCTAGAAAATATGGCGTCTTGCCGCATCCAGATTATAATCTGGGAGTGCAAATGGATGTTGTCGGCAGATTTGAAAATCCGATTGCAAGGACGGCATTGTTTCCTGACTTCTTTAAAGACAGAGGGACACTTACAAACATTGATATGTTGATGCGTGAACAATATGGTCGAAATCTTCCGCTTGATTTTGGAGTGCAGGATGCGGCTTGGAACGCAGACAGGCGGTCTTTTGATATGTCTGGATTCAGACAGCCAATCACACAAGAGCAGGCCGAATTAATGAAAGAATTAACGGGATATAATCTTGCATTAAATCCTAATACAGCGCGTCTTTTGCAAATGGGTAGAACAGAGGGTTGGTCTAGCACAGCAGTGCCTGTCAAAAAAGGCGGCACGTCTCCTGCGGCAATAGACAAAGCAATTGCAAGAAATGCTGGCGGTGTATCTCTAAGCCCAGTAGATAAAAAAGCTGTGAAAAAAGGTGACGTTGAATACTTTCAGCTTTCTGGCAAAACAATAGAAGGCAGAGCCGTTCCGCAGGATGTTTTCTTTGGAATTGATAAGAAGCCAGACTATAGCTGGGTCGATGATTTCGACGGCAATCCGATTGCTATGGGGCCAAATGACCGCGCCCTGACTGGCGTTGTGGCGAATGAACTTGCCACAGGCGGCGTGTCTGTGCCAATAATACTAGGCAAAGCCATACAGGAGGGGGTAAGTGTACTGGATGCATTTGCAGTGCCGTCTAAAAAATACCCCAAAGGGTTCTTGCCAAGAATATATAGTGATTATGGGTTTAAAACTGTTGGTAAAGTCCCATTTAGTGAAGATATATTTCTTTCGGGGCATAGTCAGCAGCAGTATGACGAATTGTTATCGTACTGGAGAAGCACTGGTTGGGATGAATCAAAGGGCTTTCCAGACGTTGTAGTAATGAAATGGACAGGAGATGACAGTGAACGAGCAGGAGCAGCTAAAAGAATACTCCAAGCAGATTTTGAGGGTTTTGGGGCCAGAGCGAATGTCTCTCCCTACGAAGAGGCAGAAAGCCTTCTTGAACAGGGCGTACAACAGTCTGCTGGAGGAAGAGGGGTCTCTGGAGGAGATATCGGACGAGGAGATACTGAGGGAGTTCGAGAGAGTGATGTTACACAGCTCACCAATCGCGCTAGAACAAACCTTGGAGCCTTAGACGCCTTGACACCAATGAATAGGGCAAACCTTGGCATCGCGGAGGACAGATAATGGCAAGAGCAGCAATTAAAAAGGTAGCGCAGGCTGAGATCAGAGCAGCCAAGAGCTTTCTTGAGCGGCGTGGGCTAAAGTCTGACGATATATCGCCCCGCAAGTTTGCTATGGCCGCAAAGGAACTGGACAAGGGCTTTGCTGATACCCTAAAAATATTGGCAAGAGAATTGTCTGGAGGACAGGTCTGATGGCTGAAATGGATAATTTACCTTTTGATTTATCGAACCTGTCCCGCGAGGACATGGATCGCATGATGAGTGATTACAATTCAGACGCGATTGACATAAGCCCACTGTTTACAAAAGGTGGCGCAAGGGCGGCGGTACAGGGTCTGACATTTGGCACAGGCGATGAAGTAGAGGCTGCGGTCAGGTCTCTATTGCAAGACGGCGTTAGCTTCAACGATGCCCTGACCCAAGTGCAAGGCGAAATAAATCAATTCTCTGAAGAAAACCCTAATATAGCTTTGGGCGCTGAAGTTTTGGGAGCAATACCGACAATGTTTGCGGCAGGGCCACGCGCTTTTCAAGTTTTATCTAAAAGCCCAGTAGGGGCAACAGCCCTTGGTTTTGGTGGTGGTTTTGCTTATGGAGCGGCGACAGGCGAAGGCACTGAAGACAGGCTTATGAAGGGCGTTGAAGAAGGCGTTAATACTGCCCTTATGTCTGGTGCGTTAGGCACAGCTCTAAAGACAGCCAAAAGAACAAACCCATACGTCAGTCCATTTTTGCGCCGTTTGAAGAATAAAGTTTTTGGTGGTGGATCGGTCATGGATGACATTCAATACGACAGTCAGAAAAGTCTGCGCCAATACGGACGCAGTGACGCACCAAGGGCTGAGGCCGACTCTACAGGCGCGTTAGCTCAGTTTAGTGACAAGATGCCGCCACCGCAGCCCACAACGCGCACAGCGGCCCCCTCATCAAGCGCAGCAATCTTTGATCAGCTTAGAGAGCTAGGTCGGCAAGATTTAATTGATGAGCTATTGACGGGAACCCCATCTGCAAGGCAACTAGAGGAGTTTGAAAGTGAATAGGGCTAGTTTTGGATCACTATTGAAAGGAGGACGTAAAATGAAAATGAAAAAGAAAAAAGTAATGAAGAAGAAAAAGAAAGGGTACTAATGCCAGAGCAAAAGGATGTGACTATTCACGTCACTGGCGTAGCTATGTCAGGAGGCGTGAAGCATGACAATAAGCGATCTGCTCCAACAGATCAGAAACAATCTGGAAAAGAAACGGCTGGAAATAGCTGACGGTATGGTTCGGGGTCGGATGTCCGACTTCGAGGCGTACCACAAAAACGTGGGCATTGCAGAAGGGCTGGAGCAGGCCGCTGACGTAATACATGACACGATCAAAACTTTAAACGAAGAGGATGAATGACATGTCTCATCAGCATGATGCAATATATACGGATGAAGAAACCAGCGCAACGATTGGCTCACATCAACTGCCAATCCCCATGAACTGGAAGGTCTTGGTTCAACCCAATCAGGTTAAAATGAAGACCGCAGGCGGCATTCTACTGCCAGACACCTCAAAAGATAACGAAGAATACCTAACCGCGCACGGAACTGTCTGCGCGATGGGCGATCTTGCGTATCGTGACCGCGACACGGGGGAGCGTTGGAAGTCCAACATCTACCCCACAATCGGTGATCGCGTGACCTACGGTAAATACGCTGGTCAAAAAATTGTTGTAAAAGGCGTGAAATTCCTTCTGCTGAATGATGACGAACTAACGTCTATTATTCCAGATGGTGTTGAAGTCGCCGCATATCTGGGGTGATCTGATGTCAGACCAAGACAAAATAATAGAAGAAATCGAGGCCGAAATCAAAGCGGCCAAGGGGGAGCCAGAAGATTTTGAGATAGAAATCTCTGACGATCCCGCCAATGAAGCAAAGGAAGAGGCTGCGGATGTTGCTGAAGAGGAGCCAGAATATGGCCCCAAAGTCCAGAAGCGCATTCAAAAACTGGTAGGTCAGCGCAGAGAGGCTGAAATACAGGCGCGTCAAATCCAAGAGCAAAATGATCAACTGCAAAAACGTCTAGAACGTCTGGAGCAGGGATCACAGCAGTCGGCTGAACAACAGTTCAATTCCCGATACGTCCAAACCAAGGCGGCTCTGCACAGGGCTGTAGAGGAGGGCGACACAGACGCGCAAGTCAACTACCAAGAGCAGATGGCCGACATGAGAGCGGCGATGCGAGTGGCGCAGGCACAGCAGCAAGGGCGGCAACAGCAACAGCAACGCCAGCGTCAGCAGCCTCAACAGCAGCGCCAACAGGCGGCACCACCCGAAAAGGCTATGGGCTGGTGGCAGCAAAATAACTGGTTTAATGCCGCTGGCTTTGAACGAGAAACAGCCGCAGCCCGTGCCATTGATGTGCAACTTGATCTGGAGGGTTTCGACAAAAACTCTGATGATTACTATGTGCAACTCAATGGGCGTTTACAAAAAGTATTTCCTGAGTTAAACTCAGGGCCAAGTCCGAAGCAAAGACCAAAAGGTAGGTCACCAGTCGCCCCAACTACAGGCGGGTCTTCAGCTTATAAGGGCAATCGTGTGCGTATGACGCAAGAACAGCTTAGAATGGCACGGGAACTTGGTATTAATGACGAACGTGGTCTCAAGAAATATGAAGCCGAAATTCGCCGTCAACAGAGGGAACAATAATTATGTCATCTAAAGAAAGAAATGTTCGCGCAGAGCAAACACGATCATCCACGCGAGACGAGGAGATTCGACCAGAAGCCGCATGGAAACCGCCAGCACTGCTAGACGCCCCAGAACCAAGACCGGGATACGTTCAGCGGTGGGTCGCCACAAGCATCCAAGGCAAGGAAAGCCCAGACAACGTGTACAAGCGTATGCGTGAAGGATGGGAGCCTCGCTCTGCCGATAGTGTGAAAGACTCGTTGTTTCCGACGATCAATCACGGGCAGTGGACAGGATCAATCGGAATTGAGGGTATGCTGCTTTGCGAAATGCCAAAGGAACGTCACGCCAGTATGAAGGCGTACTACCAAGGCAAATCAAATGAGCAGAATGAATCGGTTGTGGGTGAGCTTGACGCACTTGGGCGGCAGAATGGGCTACCGATCCATCAGGATCGACAGTCTGAAACAAGTCGCGGCAGAAGAATTTCTGCCATGAGCGACTAATTCACGCTATAGGAGCGAAAAATGGCAAATGTAGACGCCGCATTTGGGTTCGTCCCAACTCGTCACATGAGCGGTAATGCGCCTCGCACAAACAAATATACCATTGCGACTGGCCTTGCAGAGAATATCTTCAAGGGCGATTTGGTTATTATTATTGCGGGTGGTACTCTTACCCCTCACACGGCAACAGAAGTAAATAACATTGGTGTGTTTGATGGGTGTTCGTACACCGCATCTGATGGATCATATGTTTACAGTGAGTATTGGCCGTCAGGCACCGCTGCTACAGACATCATAGCATACGTCTATGACTGCCCGTACACAGTGTACAAGTGTCAGTCTGCTGGAACTACTGCCCAAACAAATATCGGTAACTGTGCTGATGTTGTGGCTGGCGCTGGTTCAACTGTAACTGGTCAATCTGGCTTTGAATTGAGTGGCACAATGGCTGCGGGTATTGCTACCTGTAAGATCATTGCTCTGCACGATACTCCAGACAACGCTTTCGGCGCGAATGCTGTCATGGAGGTGACCATTAATGAGCATCTTCTTGGTACAAACGTAGCTGGTATATAAGGAGGGTATGACAAATGGCAATGAATAGAGCGAGTTTTGCGAAAACTCTAGAGCCGGGTCTGAATACACTCTTCGGACTTGAGTATGATCGTTACCCACCAGAGTACGAGGCAGTGTTTGAATCAAACACTTCTCAGAAGGCTTACGAAGAAGATTTGCTTCTCAGCGGATTTGGCCTAGC